GTCCTTCTTATACGGAATCAGTTCCGGGTTTCCTGGAATTTTGGCGTATAATTCACACCCAACACAGGAACACCCAAGCGGAATGATTGCAAAGTTTTCCTCATTTTTCACGCCATGGAAATCTTGAATTGCTTCACCCTTCGTCAAATGCCATTCTTTTGAATGGTGTTTGCACTTTGGACAATGAACAAGAAAAACTTCGTTATCGTGCTTCCCATCAAAGGGGACATAGTGCAAGGTTTCCGCTTCTGTCCCACACTTCGGGCAAATAATTTTTTCTTTCATGGCACCCCCCTTTCTCTGATTACTTCAAAAAGGCCAAAATCAAAGTGGCGGTCAATAACAGGGCAATAGCAATTTGCAAATATTTCACAATCCTTTTTGCCTTGCGTTCTCTATCGGCAATTGAAATGATAAAGAGTTCCACAAGTTCGGCGTTCCGAATTCCAAGTTCCATTGTCGTTGTAATGTTGCCGGATTTCAAAGCGTGTTGAATGTTGCCGACAGAATATCCGGTGATTTTGGATAATTGTTCAACGGTCCATTTACGGGCGGCCATTATTGTTTTTAAGTCTTTACATGTCATCATGGTATTAGTCCTTTCTGATAAAATCGTTTGGGTTGAATTTGGCACCATTTTCAGCGATGTGTTTTTCATCTTCATCACGGTTGATGCCTTTCCCGTGGCCGATGTAAAGTTTTCTTTGTTTCAAGACTTCATCTTCTACTTCCACAATGCCGACAACAGAGCCGTCTGTTTGTGGATACCAAGCGCTAGTGATTATTTTTGACATTGCTTTCCCCCTTTCGTTAAAATGGAATGTCATCGTCAAAGGTTGATGCCGGTTGAGAATCCCATCCGGCTTCCTTTTCCTGTTGGTTTTCTGTTTGTTGATTGTCTTGTTTCTTTCCTTGTTCACGGTCCATCAGCTTGAAATATACCTTTTGAAGCAAAAGGATGAGCCGCGGAAGGTTGTCCGGGAATGTGTTGATTGATTCCCTGGTCCATTCGCCATTTTTGTCTTTATAGCCGCGCTGGACACAAACGGAAAGATATTCCTTCATGTCCTCGGTTTTTCGTTCAAATACGGACACGCTGAAATTATGGTCGCGGATTGAAAGAATTGGTGGTTTTTTATCTGTTGCCATGATTTCCCCCTTTCGTTATGATAATCTGACAGGCATTAAAACAATTTGGAAAAGCCATCCGTTGACCTCTTTTTCCCAAAGGGCCGCTTGATTTGCATCCCCTTGAATCGGTTGGATGAAAGAACTGCCTAAAATCTTTTTGACAATGTTCATATAATCGGGATTGAAGGCTGTATATTCTGTCGCTAGTTTGTCCGTTTTAGGAATAGATATTTTATAGTCTGGATATATCTCATCAATGATTTCACAAGCGACAAGCGGTTCAGCGTGTAAAATGCCGACCTTGTCATCAAAGGTTTCAAGCTGGGCATGAGGGAAAGCCGGGTCCGTCTTTCCGATCTTGCTGCACAATTTGACAATGATGCCGTCTTTCAATTCTTCTGTATCAATTTTTTCGCAAGCGTGGACAAGGATGTGTCCATTTGTTCCGACATAGTGTCGCAAGCCACCATCATCTTGAATGAAGATTCCGCCGATAGCCGGTATCGCTTTGTCTTTTGATACTGCCAATTGGCAATCTTTCATCAATTCCAGGTTCACTGCGTATGTTTTCTTTTCCATTTTTTATTTTCCTTTCGCTGTCCAATGGGCTTCAAAGGCCTGCGCAAATTCAGGCGTTTTGTTGATGAAGTTCACCATTGTGTTGATTCTTCCAAGTAGGATTTGCGTGTTGTCGGGTTGTTTGAAATAAGATTCTGTCCAAACTTCTTTGCGATCGCTGACCAAATATTCAAATTCTTCAATCGGCGTGCATTCCATGTAAAGCAGGTGTTGAATGCTTCCTTCAAATTTCCCGGTGTCATAGTGGCCGGTGTATTTAATATCAAAGATTTTATTTCCTTTGATTACATCGGCTTTCCCATAAAGCAGATAGTCGCCAATGCGTTTTTGAACGACCTGCTGCCAATATCCGCCTTTTACAATTTCAGCGATTTCACGGACACAAGGGTCTTGACTTTCTATGCCTTTGTTGGTCATGGCATAGATTTCATTTTCAAAGTCAATTCCCTTTTGGATGGCTTCGGTTGGGGGAACCGGGACTTTGTTCAGCACATTCAGGAAGTCCTGACGGGCCTTCAAGTCGCTTTCCGGTGTCCCCTCAAAGGAAGATTCCGCGTAATAGCGATATGCATTGTATAGGCTGGCCGTAATTAAAAACGCCATCTTATGCCCCCAATTTTTGAATGAATACTTTTGCGACCTTGTCGTATGTTGCGCCAATGTCGGATGCTTTACTGTTCAATTCATGCTTCCAAAAGAATTCACTGTCCCAAATCTTTTCCAGGTTCTTCAATTCCTCAAAGACTTCATTCAATGTGGCCAAATCTTTGACCGTGGCAATCTTCTCGGTGATGACACCTTTCAAAGCGTTGTATTTATCCAGCATTTCGCTTTCTTGTGTCCGGCGTGCGTTCACCGCTGCGACGATGTAATCCTGGAAGAAAGTGTTTCCTTTTACTGTGTCTGGAATTTCAATCACGGGTTTCAATCCCAAGGAATTTTTGGCATAGTGTCTTTCAGTTGGTGAAAATGAAATCGTGCGTGTGTTGCCTTTCATTTCCATGTAGCCCATCAAGTCCAACTCTTTGACAATATCCTTCCCGGATGAACCGGCCACATCAGGGCGAACAAAACGGACCTCGCCATCTTTATCTTCTTTTTCATGGGCCACAAAGATGACGGACTTGTTTTTGGATGCGATCAATTTCAATAAGTTTTGGAATTGAATCTTGACGGCACCCCATCCTTGCATTGACAAATTGCCGTTGCCTTGTTTCAATTTTGGGTTATCTTTGGCCACATATTCGCCGATGCGGTCAACACATTTGCCCAAGGTGTCAATGACGATTGTGTCAAATGAATCAAGTTCGTTGCCGTTTAACAGGTCCAACACTTCCTTGAAGTTATTGACGGGCAATGAGGGGCAGCGAAAGCGTATTTCCACGCGACCGATACCACGATCAAAGTCAATCAATGCTGGTCTGCTTGCTGACAAAGCGGCTGTTGTTTTGCCTGTTCCAGGTTGCCCATAAATTAAACATGAAATCGGGGCGTTGTTTTGGATTTCATTAGGTTGTTTTAATAACATTTTATTTTTCCTTTCTTATTATATTTTTTATAAAGTTCTTTATTAGAACAATCTTATAATTACATTTTTGGTAGTGAAATGTCAATAAAAAAATTACCATTTCGGTAATTTATTTTACAAATAATTGAAATACAATGAAAAATTTTTACAAAAATTTTGCAAAAATGGTAATTTTATTGTTGGATTTTTGAAATTACGGTCTTAAACATGTTTTGAAGCGTTTCGCTTTCGGCTGTCTGACCGGATGCAAATGGTGCGGCAAACAACATAAACAGGTGCGACACAGTATAAACACTGTCTTTAACTTCAAATGTTTGTTCGCCTTTTGGTGTCTTATAGGTGACCGTCATTGTGTAGTCATCATGTGCATAACTGGGGATAATGAAAAGCGTCAAACCCGTTATTGTGCTTGCTGTTGGGCTGTAATGGCTGTCAACATTGACCCGAATCGTCAATTTGTTCTTTGACGATTCGTTTGAGGTGTAGCCGGATTCATGAAGCAAACGCGCCAACTGATGCGCAAGATTGTATTCTTTGCCGCCGTTTCCTGTTGTCAATTCCCTGTCATTCAATGTTCTTGTGAGAATCACGCGGCCGTCAATATCGCCGGATGATTGGTGTATTGTTGCATCTGATAAAGACCCCTTGAATGATACAGAACACGCGGACAACAAAAGAAATGAAGCGACAAAAATCTTTTTCATATTATTCCTTTCTGAAAGAGCCGATCACGACACCAGTGATAGCACTTTCACCGGTTGTTTCATCAATCTTTATGCTTGAAAATGAAGGGTCCGTTGATTGTGGAACAAGATATGTTCCCGATTCGTTTTTAATGTATTCTTTGACGGTTGCTTCAACTGTCAAATCCTTCGGATTCTTGCGTTCTACAATTACCCTTTTCCCGTTTTCAATTTTTTCATCCCATTCATTTATAGGGACGCAAACGACACAAGTCCCGTTCGGAAAGACCTTATTCATTGATTCGCCACGGACTTCCAATGCATAAAGGTGCTTGCCTTCATAGGCTGAATAATCTGGGATTGCTATTTGATAAAAATCGCAAGGGTCCCATTGTGCGGCTTCTTGCCATTGCCCAGCCTGGACATGGCCAACGACATTGATGGTATTGATTCCTTTGGGTTGCCATTCAAGCGGTAAAAGTTCAACCGGCTTGACGGACAAGGCCTTTGAAATTTTTTTCATCCAATTCAGATCTAACCGCCTTTGACCGTTTTCAACGCGAGATATATTCGCATCGCTTGTGCCAATAATATCCGCAAGTTGCTTGCAGGTCAAACCTTTAAGTGTTCGTAATTCTTTAATCCTGTTTTTCATGGGCTTTTCCCCTTTCTTTTTTTATTATATACCAAAATGGTAAAAAAGTAAATTACCAAAAATGCAAAATTCCTATTGACATTATTACCGTTTTGGTAGTATATTCGCCTTGAAAGGAGGTATTATGACACTTGAAGAATACCTAAAAACGAATAAAATCTCTTTTAAAACAATGGCTTGTGAATTGAAAATCGCGCCAACGATTATTTGGCGTTGGGTAAAACAAAAAAGGATTCCTCGGCAAAACTACATGCAAAAAATTTTTGAATGGACGCATGGCGAAGTTAAACCAGCGGATTTTTATCCTGAATATTCAACATGAAAGGAAAGGAAAAAATGGAAAGCACAAACGAAATGATACACATAGTCGTTTATGGTGCGCCACAAGGAAAAGGACGGCCACGAATGTCAAAGTTCGGCGGTGTCTATACACCGGCAAAGACGGCGGCTTATGAATCCGCTGTCCGGTTTGCTGCTGGGCAAGGAATGATTGGGCATTCTTTGTTTGAAAATCCTGTCGGCGTAAAAATCCGGGCTTGTTTTGAAGTGCCGGAATCATACACGAAGAAAAAGAAAGCGTTGGCTGCACAGGGCCAACTATTTCCGGCAAAGAAGCCGGATATTGACAACATTCAAAAGGCTGTGTTGGATGGGTGCAATAAAGTTGTGTGGAAGGATGACGCCCTTATCGTCAAGATTGAAATGACGAAGGAATACTCTGATAAGCCACGCGTTGAAATTGATGTTTATGAAATGAGGGGGACAGATGAAAAAGGACAGCTTTGTATTTTATAGATCGTTTTTTGAAGCCCTTCAAGATATGGGCAAAGAGGAACAAGCGGATTGTTTGATGACCCTTTGCGATTACGCCTTGAACGGTGAGGATGCGACCAGGAAGCCACCGACACCAGTGGCTGGGATGTTTTTGAAACTGGCCAAACCCCAAATTGACGCGAACAACCGAAGATTTGAAAACGGCTGCAAAGGTGCCGAATATGGGAAGTTGGGGGGACGACCTAAAAAACCCCAAGAAAACCCCAAACAAACCCCTAATGATAATGACAATGAAAATGATAATGATTTTAATAAAAAGAAAAATGATAAAAAGAAAAAGGGGTCAAATGCGGTTCAATCTGACAGCTACGAAGGGGGGACACCACTATGACACGGGTAGTCAAGCGCTTTGAAAACTGCACTTTGGACAATTATGTTTGCAGCACAGAAACGCAAGCGAAGCTTGTCGCGGAACTTCGGGCCGGGATTGAGAAAGGATTTGACCACAATATCATCATCATTGGAAGCGTTGGGACGGGAAAGACACATTT